ATCTTACCTACAAGCTCGTTAATACGGGCTTCAGCAGACTTCTTATTTGGAGCTTCTTCTGTTACCTCAGACTCATCTTCAGTTTCAGAAGCAACTGCTTCTTCATCTGACGGGGATGAATCGAGGACCTCCTCATCATTCGGATTCATGTGTTTTTCACCTCCATTCTCCGACTTTTACGTCAAACACCTCTAACGTGGGCGACCCGAGTATTAATCAAATCCTTAAGATTTAACTAACCTGAATGGAAACTAACCTCTGCCCTAGATTAGTCTCCAATCAGGGTAGTCATACCCTGAAATTTACTTTGCTTTTAAACTTCTACCTGGACCTGTATAACTTTCATTAGGACTTTTAGCAGGTGTCCAACCTGTTCCACCTGATCCACCTGGAACTCCTCCTCCCTCTCCCCCGTGTTGAGGTAGATTAGAGTTAGATTTATTTCCTTTATAATCTCCCTTACCCTCTCCGCCATGTTGCGGTAAATTTGCACTCATATTTTTTGTCACCTCCTTTTCTTTAGTTTATTCATTTATCTTTACCTCTTTCCTTGTAGGGGAAAGAAGCAAAGTAAATAACTAATCCTCTGCAGGAGCCCAAACAACAGTAACCCTATCATCATCTGTGTGAATAGAACCACCATTTAATCTAAGTCCTTTACAATTAGCACTTGTAAAATCAACTTCAAATATTTGATCTAAACCCGCAGCGTGAGTTGGTTGAGTAAAGTTCCATGCTACTTCTGGTACTAAAACACTTCCCATTCCACTTGCGTGTCCTGGTTGGCTTGGTGCATCGTGCAACATAGTTCTTGCACCATCACTAGGAGCACCAAAAATCACTTTTTTAACGTAAACATCTCTATTAGCTCCTACTCCAGCAACCTCATCTCTAGTTTCAAGATTAGTTGAATCACCAGCAGAATTATCTGATGCTACATATGTAAAATTGTCCATAATTATATTTCACCCCCTTTCAAAATAAATTCCTAACTTAAACCTGCATCTCCTTTGAGATCATAAAATTCTCTAATATCCTCAGCTATATCCTGTAAATTACCATCCTTACCTTGAGTAACTCTTTTCCCATATAGATCAACAGGAATGCAATCTCCATATTCTCCATACTCTTTTTTATACTCATTGTATCTATCAGCCCGAACTTTCATTTTGTGCATTTATCTTCCTCCTTTCATTGGTTTGTTTCTTCTCTCTACTCTTGTCTTCCTAACAGTCCTACCTGGATAGGTAGCCTTTTTAATAAATCTAGTAACTTTTGGTCTTTTACTGTAAGCGTCTGACATTAGAATCCACCTCCCTGAATAATATCCATATTCGGATTAAAAGGTGGTGCTCCTGCTCCCTGTGGAGGAAGCATTGGGAAAGTAGTTGGTTCTGCTCCTGGCATGCCTTCTCCCATATCCCCTGTTGAAACTCCTGCTCCTCCTGCTCCAATTGGTTGAGATTCCATGCTTTGCATCCATCTCATTTGAGTTATATGCTCATTCATGTGTGCTTTAACAAGATCATTTTCTGCTTGTTCTTTATGCACTGATAAATGAATCTCATGGTCGTCATCTGGGTAAACTGGCTGATCTACTCCTTCAAGCATCATTTCATTCTCAGCTAGAGCCAAAGATTCATCATCTAACTGAACTCCAAACTCTCTTTCGGTTGAACGCCCTGCCTGACCCCTCTTGCTTTGCAGCAGAGCCTCATCTCTTGTTCTCTCAACAATCCCATCAATATCTGCAAATTCTGCATGTTCTAAGTAAGTTTTTTGATCTATTGCTCCAAGTCTGAATAATTCTTTTAATTTTTCCAATCTAGCTTCTTTAGTGTAAGCTAACCAACTTCCAACCTGAACTCTTACTTCATTATCTGCACCAATAATAGCGAGAGGAAGTTTCATCTCACCAAAAGTAAATTTGTTAGTCTCTTTATCAATATTTCCTTTTTCTCCAATAGCCATAAAGTAATCAGGCTTTCCACCTAAACCTGTAACTGAGATTAATTTAGAGGTATTCCAATTTTCTGCTACAAGCTTTAACATCTTTCTGCCTGATCTTGAAAGAAAATCTTCTAGGTTATCAACTAAATCCGACTGATTTGTAGCATCACTCTGTCTGAGCTCTGCAATAGCAGTTCCTGATCTGATCGTTCCAGGCAACCTACCTAAAGAAACATCATGCACTCCAGAAATATCTTCTAAATATTTCCTCATATTTGAAATCTGTTCCTGTGGTGAAGGTGGGAGAGGAGAGATTGGTAAGGATGTAACCTGTGAACCTCTGTTCTTTTCAATAATTTGTCCATGTTGGTTTACAATAACTCTCACCCCTGAGTTTTTATCTACAACAAATCTTCCTTTAGCAAAGAAATGATTATATTCAAAAATATGAGACTCTAAAGCATCAATAACCCTATTAATAGGAATTAAGTGTTTAATCCAGCTTTCTCCATAAAGACTACCTGGACTTATATCTCCCTGTAGGATTTCGATTGGATATTCAGGATCATCAAGCTCTTCTTCTTTTAAAGGAAGGTCTACTCCATCAACATAAGTAATAAGCTTTAATTTAATATCTCCCTTTTCATCTCTCTCTCTTAACCATGTTTGAGATAAAATTTTAGTATCATTCTCTCCAGCTTGTCCTTGGACTTGATGAGTTGTTACCTGTAAAAGAAATCTTTTATATTCTGCTGCTGCAACAAAATTGTCTGCTGTTAAATCTTCTGTATTTTCATACTCTGGATTCTTTTTTATAGCATCAATAGGCATTTGTTGTTTTAAAGTTACAAACTCTGCTCCGTATTCAGGATCATTTAAATCAGGACTTTTAACATTAGGGTCAATATAAACATCAAATGGATCAAGTCTTGAAATGACTACATTCTTTTTTCTATCTACATCAAAAAACCAAATTCCTATAGAAGACCATAAACAATCATCTACTGCTTCTTTAATCTTTCTTTTAATTTGGGATTTATCATAAATATAATCTAATGTTTTCCCAGAGTATCTAGCATTTTCAAAAGCAGATTCTGTTGTAACATTAGGAAGAACTTCCCATTTAGGTTGAAAGGAAGTGACTTGGTTTCTTACCCCTCTGGTATGAGCTGCAACTAAATTAATTGGAATCCTTACTCCAGTTCTGGTAGAAAAAACTACAGTTGAAGTTGCACGGTTATATCTGGCAAAGTGATAACCTTTTTTATAAAGAATTCTTACCAACCACTCCCAATCAAATTTTCTTCTGTTTTCTTCTGCTTGGGCTGTCAACCTTCTACATTTTTGAACAAGATTACTCTGTCTCTCAGATTCTAATTCTTCTGTGTTTTGTTCTTCTACTTTCTTTGCCATTATGCTTCACCTGCTTTTTGGGAATAACCTGGTGGGATAGAACTATCTCCACCTTCTACTTCAAATTTCACATCTTTTGGTAAATTCATAAAATTCTCTTCTGTAAATTGAATTTCATCTGGATCAGATTCCGTTACAGTATTTGGTGTTGATTTGTCTGTTGCTTCTGTTGAGACAAACAATCTATTAAGAAGACCTACTAATTTTTCAGAATTTTGTTTTTGAGTTATTGAGAATGTTAATAACTCTTTGCGGTAATTTTCAAGTAACTTTGATTGGTTTGAAGAAATTTTTTGAGAAAAATATTTACTGATAAAAAAATTGACTATAGTTCCAGTAATGATTGAAGCAAGTAAAATGTATTCCATATTTTTGAGTATTAAAAAACGGCAAGCTTAAAAAAGCTCACCGTGTGGATTAATCCTCTCAGGTTAAACTAACTACTAATTATCACACTTATAAAGCAAATGTCAAATTTTCTCCTCTTTCTTCAATCCTAATTCCTGTTCAGGTTTATCAAATTGCTCAACCAATCCCCTTATTCTAATTTCATCATTAAAATATATTTCAGTCACTTTCCCTCTATGAATAATTAATTTTAAAGATACTTCACCAAATCCATAACTTTCAGAAAGAGCTTGAATTTTAGAATCTAAAGAAGCCAAAATTGTAGACCAGAAATTAACTGGTAGATAAAGCTTGGATGGGTCAGATAAGGTCTTCGCTACCATAATTGTTCCCCTCCTCTCCTGAAACTAACGATTCAGAACTTTGCCCGTAGAAAACGCCCAGCTCATCATCTCCAGAATAATTTTTAGGTAAAGGGGTGGTCATCAAATTCATGTTCTTCCTATGTTCTGGGAGAATCATTTCAAGCCCAGTTGGTCTTTTTAAAGGAGCGGGGAATCTTGACATAATTAAATAACGTAG